TCTATCCAGTTTAAAGAAAATCGGTTAATATCAACAGTGTAGGTGGGAAAATCCAATGCAACAGGTTTTGGCAAGCGCAGTTGTTGACGTTCTGAAGCCGTCAACGCCGATCAGGGTTGGCCGCTTCAGGGTCGAAGTCTGGGGCCAGGTTCCCTACGACTATGTTCGGACCTATGAAATCATGGCGAAATCCGATACTGTTGCTGCACAAGAGGGTATCCGGCGCTTCGTTTCCGAAATGGAAGCCATGGACCTAAGTAAGGAATAACCTCCATGCCGATGACACCAGGGCTTATGGGAAACATACGCCAGCTTGCTCCAGAAGAGGGCGCAATCCCTCTTGGCGGGGAACCTGTTGTTGAGATCGTGGATGATGGTCAAGATATCGAAACCGCTGGTAGTGACGGTGCTATCCTTGAAATTCAACACGCTGACGGCTCGTTGACCATTTCCCTTGATGGGAAGCCCATCAATGACAACCGCAAAGAGCGGGATGAGACCGATTGGTACCGGAATCTGGTCGATGATGTAGCCGAAGGCGTCCTTAACGGCATTTCTCAGGATCTTTTGCGCGGCATCCGCGACGATATACAGAGCCGCAACGACTGGATTGAAGACCGTGCGCAAGGCATTAAGCTTCTTGGCCTCAAAATTGAGATCCCCGGCTTGCAGGGAGCAACTGACGGCGCTCCGGTAGAAGGCATGAGTAAGGTCCGACACCCCTTGCTGCTTGAAGCGGTGCTGCGATTCCAAGCAAATGCGCGTTCTGAACTGCTGCCAACCGATGGTCCGGTCAAAATTCGCAATGATAACAACAACGCAACCCTTCAAAACGACCAATTAGCCAATGCGTTGGAGAATGATCTTAATCATTACCTCACTGCAACGGCTACGGAGTACTATCCGGATACGGATCGTATGCTTTTGATGCTTGGTTTTGGCGGAACAAGCTTCAAAAAGGTCTATTTTTGCCCGTTGCGCAACCGTCCGGTGTCTGAGAGCGTCGATGCGAACGATTTGATCGTCAATAACGCTGCAACAGACCTCAGAAACGCAAAACGAATCACTCATCGCTCGTATATGCGCCCCAGCACAGTCAAAAGACTGCAAATTTTGGGTGTTTACGCCGATATTGACTTGTCTACGCCCAAAGCGCCTGACTATGACAGCGTTCAGCGTGAGAAAAACGCCCAGCAGGGCATTAGTCCTGAGTCAATGAACCCGGAAGACCGTGATCGCGAGATCTATGAGGTCTATTGCGAACTGGATTTGCCCGGATTTGAGCATAAGCACAAGGGCAAGCCATCTGGTTTGGAGATTCCGTACATTGTCACAATAGATTTCTCTTCCCAGCAAGTTCTTTCCGTTGTTAGGAACTACTCTGAGGACGATCAGGACCTTCCAACTGCCCGCCGCCGGTTTGTTAAGTACACTTTTGTGCCTGGCATGGGGTTCTACGACATAGGTCTGCTGCATATCCTTGGCAATACGACGAATGCCATCACAGCTGCGTGGCGCGAGCTTCTTGATGCCGGTATGTACAACAACTTCCCCGGATTTCTTATGGCGGATACCGGCGCAAGGCAGAACACCAACATCTTCCGTGTGCCTCCTGGCGGGGGAGCCTTGGTCAAGACCAACGGCATGCCCATCAACCAAGCCATTATGCCTCTTCCGTACAAAGAGCCATCTGGCGCACTGATGAACCTTGTTCTGCAAATGGCCGACACAGGCATGCGCGTGGGTGGGACCTCAGAGGTTATGGTGACGGAGGGCAAAGCCGATGCTCCCGTTGGCACCACCCTCGCCATGATTGAACAGGCTCAAAAAGTTCTCAATTCAGTTCACAAGCGTATGCATGCGTCTCAGGCTGAAGAGTTTGAAATGCTTGTTGAGTGCTTCAAGGAACACCCTGAGAGCTTCTGGCAAAAGCGAAAGAAGGCTGCGTACCCTTGGGACGAAAAGACGTTCCTTGACGCGCTGGACAACTACTACTTTGTCCCGCAGGCTGATCCAAATACCTCCAGCCAAACGCAGCGGCTTATGAAAGTGCTAGCGCTTAAGCAGTTGGTGGCGTCCAATCCGGGGCTCTATGACCCGATTGCTGTTGATACCGCTGCGCTGCAAGCCCTTGGCTGGAGCAATCCGCAACAGTTTATGATCCCGGCGTCTGCGCAGGGCAAGCCCCCGCCAGAGCTTATGCAGGCCATGGCTAAGGCCCAGAACGACAAGAGCAACGCCGAAGCCCGTATGCTGGATAGCCAAACTCGTGCACAGGAAGCGCAGGCTCGCATCCAGTTGGACCAGCAGCGCCTCCAGATGGAAATGCAGCGTGACCAAGGCGATCCGTCCAAGATGGCACAGATCGAAACGCAGCGGATGGAGATCCAGCAGCGTGAAAAAGACACAATGTTTGACGCCATTAACCGCAAGCGCGACCGTGAAAGCCGCGAACGGTTGGCTGCTATCAAGTTGGCTGAAGAACTCATGCGTAACCCCGATGGCTTGCCGCTAGCCCAGCAAGTCCTTGATCCCCAAATGCTTGCGCGTCTGGAAGGCAATGAGCCTACCCTGGATGGCACCCAGACTGGAGAACTGTAATGGCTTTTGGTCTCCCCTCCGCAGAACAAATGCGTGACTATTTAATCAGCCAGGGCGTTGACCCAGTTGTGGCTGCTGAGCGCGCAAATGTTGCCGCTCGCCAGAACGCTGCGCAGGCTGCTCGTACTTCTGCGCTTAGCTTAGCGGCTGGTGCCGCCCCCGCCCGTGCGGCTGGCGCGGCTGCTGTAGAGGCTGCTCCGGCAATTGCGCGCAGCGCTATGGGCATAGGCGAGCGAATTGCTGCCGCCCCCCGCCAAGCTTTTGAGTATTTGACAAGTCCTGCTGGTGTAGTTCGCAATCCTACAACTGGCGCTCGCATTCCCACCCGAAATGTAACCACTGGCCGAATGGAACGGACGCCTGATTATTTTCTTCCGGGCCAACGAGTTGCGCAGGGAACAGTTGGCGGTTTAGCTCTTGGCGCGGGTACGACTGGCGTTGGCGCGTTAATGGATCAGAACATTGCTGGCCCAACGCCAGAAGTGCAAGCTGCAATAGATGCAGCTAGAGCACGTCAAGAGATAGACAACAGAGAAGCCCAAACGGCTGGCCCTGAGATTGCTCAATTGGCTGCTCAGAACCGTATGGCAATAGACGATAGGGACGCTGGTGCCCGTCAAGCGGGCATTGCTCAATTGGCAGCGCAAAATAAAGCAGCGGCTGCTGTTCGCGAACGTGCCGCACCTATGCCGCCTGCGCGTCCTGAAGAATTTCGGGCGCAACCTAGTGGTTTAGCTCGTTTCTTCTCTGGTAAGGATTACCAATCCAATAGCAGGTTGGTAAACGAACCAACGGATGGCGCACCCGTCAATTGGGGCAACTCAGACAGTGCTGCTGATTTTTTCCGGGCTGACAAAGCTCTTATGGCTCGCAAGGCCGAAGAAGGCATGAACCGTGGCGGGGCCGCTAACGGCAAACCTGACAGGAACGAAGCCATTCACCGGGCTTTGGACATCATTTCCCATCTTATTGGGCATAGGCGGTAAGCTATGGTCAAGCGGCACACGGCAGAAGCATTGCGCATTGCTAAGGCTATGCGCCGCAAAAAATACGCCAATGGCGGTGGAGCGGATGAAATAGTAAATGTTGCACCTTCATCGCCATTAGGGTTTCTTGATCGCCTTTTTGGCAAAGAACAACCTGTCATTTATGGAAGAGCTACACCAGATCAATCTTGGCCGTCAGAAACTGATTTGGCTACTTCTAGAAAATATGATCAAACATATGGAAACCCTGTTGCCCCAACTTTGGCTGAAGGTGCTATAATTAACAGGCCATCTTTCGAGCAAACGCAAAAAGCTTTTTATAAAGACAAACCTGTTTCTTCCCCTCAACAAATAGACCCAGAACAACGTGATCGATTAGAAACGGCTTGGTTGGCTGCTAATAAAACAGCATTAGGATCTTTGGGTTTTGACCCAAGACATGTTGCGTCTACTCCAGCCACAAAAGGAGATACTACACTTGGAGGTTTTTATACCCCCAATGATGATCAAGTATGGTACAATGAAAGATACCCATCCGCCGTCATTCATGAATCTTTTCATCGTGGAATTAATCAATTAAAAGATGCTGGGAAACTTCCTGATTGGTACAAAAAGCAGATGGAGGAAACTCTTATTCGTGGAATGATGTTAAAACATTTTGGAAATATAGAAAATACTCCTGGCGCAACAGCAGGAAATAAACAAATTGAATATGCTCAAGCTCTTATGGAACCGCATATGAGCCATGGAGCAGTGTGGAAAACTAACCATGGAAAATCTTTTCCTGACATGCTTTCAGAGTTAGAAAATTTAGCGGCTAATCATTTATATGAAAAACAACCTCGGGGGCCACGGGCTGACGGTGGAAGAATTGGCTATGCTTACGGTGGCTCGCCGTTTGAAAATGTCTATGACACCAATAAGCAGGGTCCAATTTTTGATGACCTTCAAAAAAATGTCTATGGAAACGACAAAACTAAAGAAATTTTTGATCGGCTAAAAAAAGAAACAACCGGGCAAAAAATTGCGCCAATGGTTGATGTCCCATCCTTAAACCAAGGACCTGGAACAGGGATTACCCCGGCAACGACGCCAATTACTCCAGCCGCTACGCCGCCTGCTGTAGCCGGTTCCGAATCAACCTCCAGTTCTGCTGGCAGGGATGACAATGGCAGCGGCGGCAATGATGGTTCGTTTGGTGGCGGGCCGGGCGGAACCTCTGGCAATACGTTTGGTGGCAACACCTACGGGGAAACCTATGGGCCAGCCAATACCGGCATAGGAATGCTGGATAATGCCATCAACAACCCTGGTACCACTGCAATCAATGGCCTTGCTAGTGTTCTTGGCGGGCCGTTTGGGGCGCTCAGTGGCATTTCTGGATTGCTTGGTGGACCCACCATTGGCGGGTTAGTCACTGGCTCCTACAATAGCCCCACAGCCATTTCTGGCACATCCTACAGTAAATCATCCAATCCGGCTTCTCCCGCAGCGCCAGCAGCACCCGCAGCGCCAGCGGCCCCTGCCGCCCCGGCGGCTCCCGCCCCTGCCGCCCCTGCGCCAGTTGCGGAAGATACGCCGGAAGATACCGTTGCAGATACTGTCTCTGATGCTGCCCCTGCGGCCCTTGGAACTGGCCTTGCTGACGGCACCATTGGCGGTGAGGCTTTTGGCGAAGGTGCATTTGGCAGTGGGGCTCTTGGGTCCGGCATTGGCGATGGCACCATTGGCGGCGAAACTGGATCATTTGGCGCTGGAGTTAGCGGCGGAATTGGTGGCGGTTTTGGCGATGGCACCATAGGCGGCGAGAGTTTTGGTGAAGGTGCATTCGGCGGGGGGTATGGCGGCGACGGTGGTTTTGGCGGTGGTTTTGGGGGCGGAACCAGTGGCGACGACAGCGGCGACAACAGCAGCGGGGGCAATGACGGCGGCGGCGGTGGCTTTGGTGGCGGCAGCGACAGTAGCGGCAGTAGCGACAGCGGCGGGGGCAGCGACAGCGGCGGCAGTAGTGGCGGTGACGGCGGCGGTGATGGAGGCGGCGGTGGTGGCGGTGACGGCGGCGGTGAAAAGCGCGGTGGCCTTGTCACAGCAAAGCGGCATGCGTCTAGCAGCATGGTCAAGCGAGCATTAAAAGTTGTGCATTCTAGACGCCGTAAAAAATATGCTTGGGGTGGCGGAACGGATATCCCTCCAATGGAAGACCCGCGCAATTGGTTGGAGCTTGGCGGCGAAAAACCAATTAGCCCGTCTGTTGACCAGCGGCTTGGAATTGGAACTGATGCTGGAGAGCAGATTGTGCAACCGCTCTCCGGGCAAGGAGCCCCTATTGCAGCAGCACAAAACCCTCGCGTGAATATGAATTTTAAAGATGTGAAAGAACGTGTTCCGCAACTGACTGAGGCGGCTCAAAAAGTTGCGTCTGGTCAAATGTTGTCAAAAGATTACCAATCCCTTGTTAACCAGCACAAGCCTGTAAGCCCGTGGGAATTTGTTCCTAAACCGGCAACATATGATGAATTAAGATCATCTTTAAAACCAGGGCAGCAGCCAAATATTGGGCAAGGAGTAAATATACCAGAAGGCCACCCTGTTGGGCTTCGTCTTGATATACCGGCATACACGAGATTTGGTACTTGGGCTCCGACAATCCATGACAAAAGTTCATCAAAAGGGTCCAATGTTCTTGCGCATGAACCTGTTGCAATGGTTAGCAATGCAACTTTTACGCTTCCTCAAAGCAAGGCGATGGGTGTTGCAACTGGAACTAGCAAAAACCCATTTGCTACAATTGATGGCAAGTGGTCGCCAACAACGCCAGAGCAAGCCATGACACTGGCTAACGCCGCGCTAAAAGACAAAGAATGGCGGCAAGTTGGAATGGACCCAGAGCGCCATAGTTTTTTTTATGACCGGCAAACGCAAGCCCCAATTGTATCAGCCGAACGAGTTATTCAAGTTGGTCCTTTGGTCCTTGCCCACAAGCCAACTTATGGAAAAATAGAAGATTTCAAATACAATCATGGTGGCTCTGTTGTTAATCAAGCCGTTGTGTTAGCATCGAAATTGGCAAAGCGCCAACGGGGACGCCCGTAATCCTAGCTAGGAGCTATCATGTCAGACATGGCAAAAAAGGCCCGTGCGGCCATGAAGGCAAAGGCCAAAAGCCT